CTTTGACCTCGATCCCCGAACCTCGGGTTTTGGTAGCTTGAGCAAACAGCCTTCCGATGCCTGGAGCCAGAGCCACAGCAGCTTCGCCGCCAAGTCCAGCCGTGCCAGCCATTACACGACCAAGTGTCTCCATACCAGAACCAGTCGGACGATCATAATTTACATCAATCGCCTCACCCAGATCAGCATACTTGTCAATCAGATACTCGGAACCAAGAAAAGGCTTCTCCGGCACAGGTATACCCACGCCGCGCATCGCCATTGTTGTTAAATCTACAGGGGCACCAAGCAAATCCATGGGGGCAAACTTCGCACCACGGATAAAGTCCGCCTTCATCTGCTCCGCTCTTGCAGGATCAAAAGGTTTTTTGCCGGGACGATCGCCTTGAGCCATCAGTAATACTCTCTCATCTTACGGGGCGGGTCGTCCTCGAACTCTTCGCCGTCCAAACTGATAAAACCACCCTGACGAAAGCGCATCAGGGCCATGGTCATGCTATCACAAAAGTCATCATGGTCGCCGTTTGGAAAGGATGCAACCTCTTCGATGACTTCGTCCGCAAATTTCCTGCCTTCAGGATACCACACTTTTCCAGACTCGAATATAGGAGACACAATATGCATACGGGTCATCTTATCCAGGCCACCACCCTTCCTGCGGCCCGGTGAAAACGTACTGACGGGCAGATTCAACATACGCATCTCGTCAGCCAGCGACTGACCCGACGCTTTGGCCTCGATCAGTATCAGTTCCGGCTCCCAGTAGTCGTTTTCCTCCTGTGCAACATCTTTTAACTCAGGGAAACTCCACCGACCCTTCTTTGCATCCATCAATATCAGGTGTTGGTCCCCGTTTCGGTGTGGTTGAAACACGCCCCACGTTGTAATGGCAGAATAGTCAGCCGTTTCACGCTTGCTATACGCTGTATCGTAGGACTGAATCACATAATCCAGGTCAGGTATGTCCTCTTCTTCCCAAACACGCCACCAATCGCGCTTTACAACCGCAGTTTCTTCCGATGTGGGGTTCTGTTGCCACTGTGCGTTCCATTTTCCTACCGACAAAGAGGCTTTTACCTTCAAAAGCTCGTCTTTTTCCCAGAATTCAGGCCATAATGGTTCCCCCGACGGCATGATTGCAGGAAATTCAACCACTTCCCACTGGTCAGCCATGACATCCTTGGCCTGTGCGTTCAGTAACCTGCCTGTTATGTCCTTTTTTGACCATCTAGTCTGCACAATGATGATCGAACCGCCCGGTTGTAGACGCTGCCGGGGTCCAGATGTGTACCACTCGTAGGCATTATCGTATGCAGACGCGGATAAAGCATCTTGTTCCGAGTGCGGATCATCAATAATCAACAAATCCGCACCGCGACCAGTCATTGCAGCGCCAACTCCGGCAGCAAAATACTCTCCGCCGACACTTGTCTCCCATCGTCCGGCAGCTTGGCTGTCCTGTTTCAGGTCAGTGTTAGGAAAAATCTCTTTATAAACCGGATCGGCAATCAGATCTCTTACCTTCCGACCAAATCTTACGGCGAGTTCTGTATTCATCGTAGCCTGGATGATCTTGAGTTTTGGATTGCGGCCCAAAAACCAGCTAGGCATGAGGTAGGATGCGAATTCAGACTTAGAATGCCGGGGTGGCATGTTGACAATCAGTCTTTTCAAGTCACCCGCTGCTATGCGCTCGAGCTTCTCTGCGATAATTCTGTGATGGGTCCCCTCTATGAACCCGTCATACACATGCTTTGCATACGCCATGAAGTGATCTCTGGCGATGTCTCTTGTTTCTAGCTTCTGCTTCTGCTCCTCCAGTAACAGGATTTCTTTAAGAACTTCCTCTGGCAGCAGGTCTAGGCTTGCGGTGTCATCCATGTCCCGAACGATATTATATCCCATTGAATTTATCAACCCAGCGACACGACACGACATTGTCAACACCCGTCCACAAAATAATGGGGGTGGGGGGTGCGCTCGATCGATCGACAATCGACAACCGACGCCAGTAACCCGACTACTGGAACAAAACGTGAACGGATAAACAGCGCGAGTGTCAAATTACTGACGCAATAAATTGGATAACATGGGATTTATTGTTTGCATTATGGGAAAAAATCAGGCAGGATTTTCTTATTGGTTGGCAATCAAGTCACCATGTCATGACAAGGGGAATAAAATCATGACCAAACAGAAAGAAATTTATCAAGCCGTTCAAGGTCGAATATTCAAGATCGTGTTTACCAAAAACAATGGTGACACTCGCGAGGCATACGGTCAGTTATTCTTCGATGATCGGCTAGTCGATGATCATCCTGACACGATCGCGTTTGTTGATTTCTCGATCGCCGCCGAAACTTTCGGCACTCGACTCGACGCCGATGGCAATCCGGTGATGAATAACTTTCGCCGTGCCAAGCTCGACAAGCCATTTACAATTCGTTGTGGCGATCTTGTTATCAAGGGTTAACTTCAAACCAATAGCCGGGGCAATGCCCCGGCGGAAAGGGATTAAAATGAATAAAGCATTTATCGCACACCATAGGACAGTGGCAAAAAAGACTGCCATTGCATGGGCTGGCATGGCCGTTGCTATGGGTCTTTTTTTCGCGCTTGGCTGGCGTGTCTTAATGACTGGCGATGCGTTTAACGTGTTCGTAGGCATCGGCATGATATCAATTGGTAGCGTTGGCCTGCCATGGTCGATCGTTGCCTGCATCATTAACGCATTAGATGCGAGGGGGTAGCCATGACATTCGATGAATTCTTAAAGGCATGTGACAAAGAACTGATCGGGCTTGGATGCCCGATCGGTATCGATGACATGCCCGATGCATGCTGGCGCGATTACTATGATGATGGCATGTGCGTCATCGATGCATTGCAAACAGCCAATGATGATCATTGGGACAATGATCTAGATCAATTCTTATACGGTTAAAGGGTGACTCATGATAAATCAAATAAACGAAATAGAACAAATGTTTGCTTTTTACGGCTTTGCATCTTGCCCATTATCGCGCAAGCGCATTGCCAGTTTAATCATACGCGGCAAAACAAAAGACGATATTTACTCTATCGGTTGCGACGTTTATTGCGGCTATAACTAACCAACACAGGATCGAGCGCCACGGCGCTCGGTTCCTCTTTTCTTTTTTTATATATAGATGGCGCGGGGCCGCAGGCCGCAGGCCGCAGGTTCATCTAGATATACAAACAGAAAAAGGCCGCAGGCCGCAGGATAATTTAGGGCTTGTGATAGTTGGGAAAAAATCGTAGAATTCAGGATAACTTAAACAAGGGGAATAGTTATGAAAGCACAAAGCTCTATAATATATCGAGGCCCGTCACAAATCGACGGGTCGCCTATCGTTGTCGTTGCTATCGTAAAGAGTAGCAATAGCAAAACGGGCAACATGGTCCAAACATATATCTTATGTGATAACGGCCTTGATCCAATGCTTAACAATAAGCTTGGGCATGACTTCTCAATATGTGGCAATTGCCAGTTTAGAGGCGAGGCCGTCGCAATCGACGCGCCAGGCAAACATGCCAAGGGCCGTAAATGTTATGTTGCATTATTCCAGGGCGTTTTAAATGTCTGGAAGCAATTACAAAAAAACGCGTACCCTATCGCATACGGCCACAATGCTATTGCGTTTATTGGCGCTGGTCGCATGGTGCGGATAGGCACATACGGCGACGGTGCAGCAGTACCGCGTTACATATGGGACAGTCTGTTGAGTGAGGCCGTAGGTCATACGGCCTACAGTCATCAAGATGACATTTTAAAAGTTGATCCTAATCTGTTTATGATTAGCGCCGATACCAAAGCCCAAGCCCTAGAAGCTTGGGACAATGGCAAGCGCACCTTTCGCGTTATTGATCAGATAGATGATATCGTAAAAGGGTTCGAGGTCCTATGTCCTGCCAGTAAAGAGGCAGGGCGTCGCGCAACATGCGATACCTGCAAGCTATGTGCTGGCGCATCAACCAAAGCTAAATCAATTGCAATCGTTAAACACTAGGTTTTCCCCGAAGATACCCGGCGACATAGTCGCCGGGCATTCTTTTTCGGATCGCGCTCCGACATATCAGGGCGCAGGCCGCAGGCCGCAGGTCATCGATCTATACCAGAGGGCGCAGGCCGCAGGCCGCAGGCTCTCGATCAACCCAGACATATCACCTACATATAAGGCCGCAGGCCGCAGGTCATCGATCCGCGAACCGTGGATCTCGATCACCGATGCGCCGTCAAATAAAAATAGGTCGGAGGTAAAGGGGTCGTGTAGCAAGAAAAAACTGACACCCCCACAACGCGAATGCGAGGAATGCCAAGCAATCTGCGACTTGGACACTTTAACCCTGTTAGTTTTTGTTAGTTTTAACTCAAGCCAAATTGGGACACCGTCTATGCATAGGTATACGTCCGGCATCCCTTCGCCGGCGCGGTTTTCAATCCTCTCGCAGTGCGTTTTCCTTGGCAGGTTTTGTTTCAATAGCTTCCACAGTGATCGTTCGGTCGCTGGCATCCTCAACTCTTTTCATATCAGCAAAAGCATGGGGGTAGTTCTTGCGGAGACTTGCCAGTCTGGCAACAATGTCTTCACGCGACATATTATCAAGCTGATGAACGTGAGTGGACTCGCGCCTGTCGATGGTCAAGCCGCCCAGACTCGAACGAATTTTTTCAGCATTGATAGCGGCGCTGAATTGCCCAGCATCTTCAGCCGCCATGGACAGTTCCTCGAATCGTTTAAGCTGGCCTATTACAGTCACGCCGTACTTACGCTCTCTGGCCTCTCGAAGTTCTTTGATCAGTTCGAGAACAGCAGGAAAAGATTTACCATCAAGAAATTTATGTGCCTGTATTCTGGCACTGGCATCAGCATAACCAGCCATCCTAGCGCACTCAGCGTTCG